TCCAGCAACTCATCGGTGGTGGGCACCAGCGCCATGAGCTTTTTCAAGCGCAGCGTGGCCAGACCCAGGACAGGTTTGGTGGCAATTGCAGATGCCGCCTCACCCTGCCAGTAGGCACGAATACCGTTGGTGCCCCAAGGCGTGGTCTCGTCCTTGGGGAAGGCCATGCTGTTGCCGCTGATCTCGACGTTGTCAGTCATGGGCAGCAGGGAGTCTTCGCCCAGGGACAACTTGAAGATCTCTTGCGAGAACTGAGGCGGCACGAGGAAACCACCATCCTGACCGGCCGCTTCGTTGCTGAAGGTGCCAGATGCAGCAGCGCTGCGGCCACCACCGATCAGCAGGCGATCATCGACGCCATTGCCGGGCTTCTCGGCCTGGAATACCGCCTGCATGAATTCACCCATGGTTTTGAAACCATGTTGCGGGTCGGCCGAACGGTTATCCGTCACGGTAATGATGCCGTTAGATGGAGTGGCGACGGTCATGGCCATCTGCGCTTCTTCGGCGATCAGTGCAGCCTCTCGATCGATGGAGGAACTTGCTGCATCGATACGGGCTTTGAGGGCGTCGAAGGCTGTGACCTCTTCGTCGTTCATGTCACGGTTTTCAGAAGCTGCACGGTCAGTCAGTGCGCGGGCTTCCTTGATCAGGCCGGCCTTGCGAGCCTGCAGTTCTCGGAGTTGTTTACTCATTTGGGTTCTCCAGAAATGAAAAAACCGCCTGACACCTCGCGGTGTGGCGGCTGGATAGGGAAAAGCGGATTACGACCGACGGGTCGTGAAAGAACCTGTAACGGCTCGACGGAGCCGTACCGGGATGGGGTTACAGCAGAGCCAGGGAATCCCTCGCCTGCTTCAGACGGGATGCGCCAGGTCGGACCTGCTGTTTGGCATCACGTCGCATCTTTTTGAGGACATCGTCAAAGGTGGCGATGCCATCGACCATGTTTTGCGCCAGAGCGGCGTCAGCGCCCAGCACACGGCCCTGGCCCATGCCGTCTCGCACCTGCGCAATCGGCACTCCCCGACCACGGGCCACCGCCTTGGTGAAAGCGGCGTAGTAGTCATCGACGCGCGACTGCATGAAAGACTGCGCCTCATCATCGAGCGGGCTGTAGGGGTTGCCTTCAACCTTGAATTTGCCGGCCGAGATCAGGGTGGTTTTGACACCCGACTCTTCGAGCGCCTTGCTGTAGTCCTGGTGCGCCTGCCAGACGCCGATGGAACCCACTTCACCTCCAGGGGTGACATAGAACTCGGACGCTGAGCAACCGATCCAGTAGGCGGCGGACGCCGCCAGCGAATTGGCCACCGCCACTACAGGTTTCTGAGTACGGGCGCTTTGGATTTCATCGGCCAGTTCAGCAACTCCATACACACTGCCGCCAGGACTATCGATGTCGATCAGGATCTGGCCTACCGTGTCATCGGCCAGCAGCTGGCGCAACGCAGATGAAAACTGCTGGGTGCTGGTACTGCCAGGACCCGAAACATCTTCGACCATGTTCCCACGCTGAGTCACCACTCCGTAGAGCGGTAGCACGGCAATGCCACCGGCAGACTGGGCCGAGGCGGTTTGTCGTCGTGTTTCACGGATCACACGGTCTGCCTGCACCCGGATCATGTTGTCGGCCTCGGCCGGAATACCGGCCGACCAGCGCATGACGACTGACGCCAAGGCATGGAGTCGTTCGGGCATGAGTGCCCATGGGGTCGCCAGAAACTCGGCGACCAGCAATTGATGGTTCATGAATTCATCCCCAATTGGGTCAGTGATTGGCACAGGTCGGCTTGCGCCAACTCCAGCCCGTTTTGTTCTGCGGCCCAGCGCTCAGCTGAAGCCAGTGGTACGGCCAATGCCTCTGAGATCAGAGCAATGTCCTTTTGATCGATCACGCCAGAGCGGCTGATGCGCCTGGCCCAGCGTTCAGCGGCCGATGCCACTACCGAATGCAACCGGGCCTTGGCCTGATCGTCCTGAGGGTCCGTGGAGGTCTCGTTAATTGCTGCCGGATCGTCCCCAAAATCAAGGTCCTGGGCATCACTTTCCTCGACCATATTCAGTGGTCGAAGGGGTTCGTCGAGTCCTTCGATCGGGTTGAGGTTTTCCGCAATGCGGGCCTCATTGCGGGTGAGCCATCCGTTTTGAATGCCGCTCTGGTAGTAAGCCGAGCGGCTGGCTGCGTCACCGCGCATGAGGTTCGAGAAATCAAACTCAATTTCCAGGTCATCCCCATCAAGCAGCAACTCCGACTCAATGGATGCTTCCCAACGCTCCGCCCACGGCGTCATGGTGTGCATCACGAATTCCAGACTCTGCTGCTCAATGTTCGAGAACGTGGCACGGTCCAGGTCGGCAATCATGTGGGGCGGCACCCGAAAGAGTCGCGCAATGTCTGTGATCTGAAACTTGCGCAGCTCGAGGAACTGGGCGTCCTTGTTGGTCACCCCTACCTCGTGAAACTTCATGCCGTTCTCCAGCACGAGAACCTTGCCCCGGTTGGATCCGGACTGCGCCTGCTGATAGGACTCACGGAAAATCTTCTTCGCCTCCGCGTCCTTGAATGAGCCAGGAAACTCGATCCAGCCGCCGGTGGGCTTGGCATCGTTGGCGAAAAACCGGGCACCGTAGTCCTGGGCGGCCAGCGCCATACCTAGGCTTTCCCGAGCGAGCTCAATTGGGCTCATTCCCATCAGACCGTCCGAGGACAAACCTCGCAAATGCCACACCGCACCACGCGGCAAGATCGTCTCCGTTCCCGCACGGTCGGTCACGCGGTAGCGATACTCTCCCGTCGAAAGCACCTCGACCTTGACTCGGTCAGGGTGGATGGGAACGAGTTCAACGATCTCCCCACGCGGATTGGTGATGATCTGGTTGTAGGCATTGCCGCGCAAAGCCAGGTGACCTTGCAGCATCTCACGCCACTCGAACGGATTCTGGAACCGGTTGGGCCGGCGGCACATCAGGTTATGCAGCCAGTGGTCGGTTACACGGTCCTTGCCACCGTCTGCCCGGTTACGGTACAGAACCAGGGGCAGCGATGCCATGGTCTCCGACAGGATGCGCACGCATGCATACACCGCCGACAACCGCAGGGAGCCATCGGGTGAGACTCGAATGCCGCTACTGGAGCGAATCGACACTGGCTCGAACCAGAAGTCACCCCAAGGGGAGCGATCGTCACTGGAGGCACGAAAGCGGTCGAAGAAGCTAAAAATTCCCATTGGCTCAGAGCAGCATCAATTCGTAGTCGGCTCCCAGCACTACCGAGTCCCCCGGTTTGATCGCACGCGCGAGCGCCATGATCAGTGCAACGATGCCGTCAATCTTGTTTTCTGCCCGCTCCTTGCGTGGATAAATGTTGTCTTTGGCATCCAGGTGGGCCACCACGTTGCTGGCCATCCAGCCAAGTACAGGGTCGCCGTCATGGGCCAGCTTTTTCTGAAGCACCAGGGCTTCAAGAGTCTTCATCGGCTCGCTGAAATTCAGCACCGTGGGCCGCACTTCGATCATGGGTAGCCCCTCGGCCAGCATCCGGGTCGACAACTGAGTCGCCTGAAAGGGGTCAAAGGCCACCGCCTGCACGGAAAATCGTGAGGTCAGATCCATTAGGTCTGCCTCGATCCAGCCAAAATCGATCACGTTGCCTGGCGTCACCGTAAGGCGACCAGTGCGCATCCAGCCCGAGTACTGGCTGTTGCCAGCGGCATTCACTGTGTCTTCCGGTAGGTAGTACTTGCCAAAGACGGCATATGCATCCGCAATCTCGGGGTGCTGAAAAACCAGCACCAGCGCCGCGATGTCAGTTTTGCTGGCAAGGTCTAGGCCTATCCAGCAGGGTTGGCTAATGAAGGCATCAATGTCCAGGCCCGAGTCAGCACAGGCATCCCAAGCCCGCATGTCCATCCAGGCCGTGTCCGCATTGACCCACTCGTTGAGGTGCTTGGTTTTGAAGTTGTTGACCGCACTGGGCAACTGCATGGCCTTGGCCTGTAGTGGCCCCAGCACTTCCGAACGTACCGAGATACCCCAATTGGGATTGGCCTTGATCAGAGCGTTTTCAGAGGTCCAGTCATCACCATCGTCCAGGCCGTAAATGATCCCGAACTGCGAGTCGTCCTCGAACACGCCATCGAGCAATTTGGATACGAAGGTCCGCACCTCGTAGCAGATGCCAGAGCGGTTGCTGCCTGCAGTGGTGATCACCCACAAAAGTGAGTTGTCTCGCTTGCCTGTACCAGTCTCAACCACGTCGTAGACGGTGCGGGTTTTGTGGGCATGGAGTTCGTCCACACATCCAAAGTGAATGTTCAGTCCGTCCAGCGTTGAGCCTTCTGCCGACAACGCTTCGAACTTGGATCCCGAGGACAGCACGTTCATGTTGTGCGCTCCGACGTTGACCGAGAACCGACTCCGAAATCCCGGACTGCGCCGAGCCATGGTCTGGGCATCTCCAAAGACAATGCGTGCCTGGTCACGGGTCGTGGCCAACGAGTACACCTCAGCGCCGCCTTCACTATCGGCCGCCAGCATGTACAACGCCACTGCCGACGACAGAGTCGATTTGGCATTACCCCTTGGCACCTCAATGTACGAGCGCCTAAAGCGCCGCTTGCCATCATCCTTTACCCAGCCGAACACCGTTGAAAGGATGAACACCTGCCACGGCTCCAGACTGATCGGTTCACCCGCCAGCGGCCCCTTCACATGGGGCAGGCGTTCAATGAACGCACAGAGATTGTCGGCAGGATGAAACCCACGACCGTCCCTATCGGTTAGCTTCGGGTTGAAGTGGTAAGGACTGGACTTGCCTTTGAAGCGCGTCAGATCGTTGAGTTGCCGCTGGCAAGCCAGTTGCACCCAACGACAGGCCAGGATTTCACCGGCTACCACTTGTTCGGCATAGCGCTTGGCCATGGCCGCATAGTTCGTCACTGGCATTGCCGCTTACCCCGCGATGTCGGCCCAGGGATCAAGGTCGTCATCAGCCGCCTCCAATGGCAGCATGACTCGGGACCGAGATGCGGGCGTGAAGCCCATCTCAGTTGCAGCCTTGGTCATGATTTGCGCTTGCTTGTTGGCGATAGCCAGATACGGGGACTGCATGGGCACACCCGTGTTGGGTGCCTTTACCAGCAATCCGGTCTTGGCAATGCCAGCCTGGGCCTTGCGGTACAGGTCTGCAGCGCACGCCCAGATCTCCAGCACCGACATATCAAGCTTCTTGAGCAGGTGCGGCGGCGCGCACTCCAGTGCGTAGCGCCAGGCGGCCTTGGCCCCCTCGGGCATGTAATCAGGCGGCTCAACCAAATCACCAATAGGCTTAGGTTCCCTCAGATTGGTTCTGCACTTTTGCAACGTCCCTTTGATTTGCTTGACTTTGGTGGGCAACGGTTTTCGACCGGCCATAGGTATCCCATCCAGGGGGATCCCCCCCTAGTTCAATTTGCACGCGAAAAAATTTAGGCTGGCGGGCGCATCGCGGCTGGCCAACCCAAGAGATTCATCCCCCCCTGGGGGGAGCCGAGCGCGCTGCTGACTCGCGTGCGGTCTTGCTGTTGTGACAGGGCACGCACAGCGATTGCAGGTTGGTCGCATCAAAGCGCGCACCACCATCTTTGATTGGCAGGACGTGGTCAACGACACGCGCCCCCACCAGCAGACCGTTGGCTCCACACGCACCACACAGCGGGTGCTCTCGCAGGAATGCCGCCCGCACCGAGCGCCACTGCCGTGATTGATAGAAGCCCACCTCGGCATCAAACCCACGCCGCGCACGCCCGTAATCACGGTGCCTCAGGGGCCGGTGTGCGTCGCAGTAACCGGGCACAGCCACCACTGCAGCGCAACCCGGGTATCGACAGGGAGTGGGAGCGCTGCGGGGCATTTGCCGGTATTTCCAACTGATTCAAGAAAGAAGCAACTGCTTCGGAGATTTAGCTTGGCTTCCTCTGGAAACAGAGCGTTCATACGAACACCATCAACCAAACCAAGGAGCAACCCATGAAAGCCAAAGACCCCAACAAGCTGCTCGAGCAGATCGCCAAAGAACATCTGTTCATCGAGACCTTAGAGACCCAGCACAGCGACCGGCTGGACTTCCACGACGTGAGCGTCTGGAGTGTCAAGGCTGCGCTGCAAGCGGCCTATGAAGCTGGCCGCAAAGCCGCCAACACCAATCAAGCACCCATTTCCACCCAATCCTGATCGGAGAGCACCATGACCACGCAACTCACACCTGCACAACACGCCATCCTGGCTCACGCGCATCAGCACACCGAGGGCAAGATCACCTGGTTCCCCGAGAACATCAAAGGCGGTGCCCGCCAGAAGGTGATCGACGGCCTGTTCAAGCGCACATTGATCACTTACGAAGGCAAGGACTGGTTCGTTTCTGCCGAGGGCTACGAAGCCCTGGGTGTGCCCCGCAAGGCACCCATCACCAGCCAAGCTCTCGACGAGGTCATTGAAGCCGCGACAGATGCGAAGCCCCGCAGCCGGGACAACAGTAAGCAGGCGCAGGTGATTGCCATGCTCAAGCGACCCGAGGGCGCCACGATCCCGCAGATCTGTGAAGCCACCGGTTGGCAGCAACACACGGTGCGCGGCACCTTTGCCGGCGCATTCAAGAAAAGGTTGGGTCTTGTTATCGTTTCGGAAATTGGGGCTGAATCAAAAAGGGTGTACCGTATCCAAACTTCTTCTGACTAGGAAAACAAAATGCCAACAGACTCTCTGAAAAAGTCAATCTCATCACATCCCTTCAGGCCTGCAGGCATCAAAGTGAGTCCAGACCTTTGGAAAGATCTGAAAAGCAAAGGTGAAATCACCCATGCACGCGGGTTCATTGAAGGAGTCATTGACTCCGAAATCGACTTTCCAGTAATTGAAAAGAATATTTTTATTGAGATCGACTTCGATCTTGATGGATTTGAATTTGAGCTGCCTTCATCTCCAAAGAAGAGGTCAACTTAAATCGCGTTGAGATTTGGAGTTGCATCACTTGACTCAGTAGACGTCGAGTCGTCGGTCAGACGAATTGCCTTGCGGCCAGTGAAGTCCTCCCAGCGTTTGACAATTACGTCGACGTACTTGGGATCGAGTTCGATGAGCCGGGCGCGGCGTCCCGATTTTTCACAGGCAATCAACGTGGAGCCAGAGCCGCCGAACGGATCGAGCACCAGGTCACGGGTCTTGCTGCTGTTGCGCACAGCACGTTCGACCAGCTCCACTGGCTTCATCGTTGGGTGCAGGTCGTTCTTTTGGGGTTTCTTGACGTTCCAGACATCACCCTGATCACGGGCACCACACCAGAAGTGGTCTGATCCATCA